TATTAAAGACGATTACATTTCACATCAATTAGAAGAAGAAGTTTCAAAAGAATTATACGAAGAATTATCATACAATACTATTGCTACTATTATTAAAGAGTATCACGATATTAAAGTTACTGATAAGTTAATCGAAACATACCTACAACTTGCTTCTTCCAACATGTTTAGTGTAGACCCAGTTGTTCATAAGATTAGATCGTTGAATAAACTAGATCGTATTGTTGAGAATAAATTGCATTATGTTCTTGCAGATAACTCTATTGTTGCAATTAATGAAGTTACGCAAGATCGCCTAAATACATTATTGGCAAATCAAACAGATATTATCGAGTATATGAGAGAGTCAAAAGAAAATTTCTTTCATGTGCTTGAACAAATAGAGGAATAAAGATGGCAGTCACTAAGACGATTCTTAAAAATACAAATAACGAAACAGTCGTTAAGATTGCTGGTACTGCAGCATCAACAACTATTGATCTACAGACTGATCTTCTAGCATCAACACAAGCCCTTGATGGTGCTACTCAAACAGTTAATATCGCAGGTGTCCAATGGGTTGGTTTATCTGCAGCTACAGTAACTATTACTAGAAACTCAGTTAATGTATTAACACTACCAGGTGGTGGAGCTGATTATATGGAGTTTGCTGCTGGTAATGGTTTTGTAGATACTGTTGAAAATACTAGCGACATTGTCGTTACTATTGCTGGCGCAGAGGCACAATGCTACTTGGTTCTAAGAAAAGTTGGTGGTTATGCTACCAAAGTAGAAACTGCAGTATTTGGTGCATATGATAATCAAACTACTGTAGGGAGCTAATTAAATGAGACTCATTAGAGAAGTAACCGAATCAGTTAACCTAATCACTGAAAATAAATTAGGTAAAGGTAAAGAATATTTTATTGAAGGTGTGTTCCTTCAATCAGAATTAAAAAATCGTAATGGTCGTATGTATCCTGAGTCCGTAATGGACAAAGAAGTCGGTCGTTACATGAAAGAGTATGTTGAGAAAAATCGTGCATATGGTGAACTCGGTCATCCAGATACACCTTCTATTAATTTAGATCGTGTCTCTCATTTGATTGTAGATCTTCGTAAAGAGGGCACAAATTATATTGGTAAGGCAAAGATTCTTGAAACCCCAATGGGTCAAATTGCTCGTGGTCTTTTGGATGGCGGAGCAAACCTTGGTGTATCAAGTAGAGCATTAGGTTCACTAAAAGAAAATTCTGATGGTGTGCAAATTGTTCAAGACGATTTTATGCTGTCTACTGCAGCTGACATCGTTGCCGACCCTTCTGCTCCTGACGCATTCGTGCGTGGTATCATGGAGTCAAAAGAGTGGGTTTTTGTTGATGGAAAGTTTGTGGAAAAACATATAGAGGAAGTTAAACGAGAAATCCGAAAGACTTCTTCTCGTAATTTAGAGGAAGCGAAGATTATTGCTTTCAAAAATTTTCTGAGTAAAATCAGCTAAATTATAAATAATTTAATAGAACTATCCAGTTACAGGAGAAAAAACGATGTCAATCGAACAAAAAATTGCGGAACTTCTAGCAGAATCTAAAAAGGCAAAACTTGCTGAGCAAGTAGAGTCTGAGGAGATTGTTGCTGAAGAAGAAATTAAACCAGCTGCAAACACACCTAATCCAGACAATGCAAGAAACGCTGTTGTTGATGAGAAGGAAGCAGAAGGTGGCACTTCTAAGAAAGAAAACGCAGCAACTAAAGGTGCAGCAGCTGCTGAACCTATGAAGAGCGTTAAAGAAGATATTGATGCACTTATGAATGGTGAAGAACTCTCTGAAGAGTTCCGTGCTAAAGCAACTACCATTTTTGAAGCTGCAGTTATGAATCGTGTTAAAGATGAAGTAGCACGATTAGAAGAAGAATTCGAAAGTAAACTTGCTGAGCAAGTTGAAAAGAATGTAGAGGGAATTGTTGAACAAGTTGATGGATATCTCGGCTATATTGCTGAGCAGTGGATTGCTAATAATGAAATTGCCCTAGAGCGTGGAATGAAGTCTGAGATTCTTGAGAGTTTCGTGACTGGTATGAAGAGTTTGTTTGAAGAGCACTATATTGATGTTCCAGAAGAGCGTTTCGATGTTCTTGGTGAAATGGAACAAAGATTAGAAGATCTTGAAGCAAAACTTAACGAGCAAGTAGCTACAAATATTGAGCTAAGCAAGTCTCTTGCAGAAGCAAAGCGTCTTGAAATCGTTAAGACAGTAAGTGAAGGTTTGACTGATACTGAGACTGAAAAGTTTAATGCATTGGTTGAAGAATTAACTTACGAAGATGCTGCTTCTTACGAAACAAAAGTTAAGACTATCCGTGAAAATTATTTCACAACCAAAGCTACTGCTGTTAGTTCAGTAGTATCTGATGCTCCAGTAGAGAATTTGACAGAAGAAGTTAAGCCAAAACTTGACCCATTAATGTCAGCTTATCTATCAGCACTCAACAATAAATAAAAGGAAATTAAAATGCAACAAAATCGTCAAGATTTGATCAAAAAGTGGAGTCCTATCCTCGAAGCTGAGGGTACTGCTCCTATCAAGAACAAGTACATTAAAGAAGTTACTGCTGTTCTTTTAGAGAACCAAGAGCGTGAGATCCGTCGTGGTCATGACGCAATGGGCGAGTTGAACGAAGCTGCTCCAGCTAACGCTGTTGGCACTTACCCAGATACTGGTGGTTTCGCTAAGTTCGATCCAGTTCTTATCTCCCTAGTTCGTCGTGCAATGCCACAGATGATCGCTTATGATGTTGCTGGCGTTCAGCCAATGACTCAGCCAACTGGCTTGATCTTCGCAATGAAGAGCCGTTATAGCACTCAAGGTGGTACTGAAGCGTTGTTCAACGAAGCAGATACTGATTTCTCTGGTACTGGCACTCACTCTGGCGCAATGGCTTTTGCTGGCGCTGATACTACTGGTAGCGGTATTGCTACTAACACAGCTGAAGATCTAGGCGGTGCAACTGCTTTCGGTCAAATGGCTTTCTCAATCGAGAAGACTTCTGTTACTGCAAAGACTCGTGCTTTGAAGGCAGAATACTCAATCGAACTAGCACAAGACATGAAGTCTGTTCATGGTCTTGACGCTGAAGGCGAATTGAGCAATATTCTCTCTACTGAGATCCTTGCTGAAATCAACCGTGAAGTTATCCGTACTATCTACACTACTGCTAAAGCTGGTGCTGCAGTTGGTACAGCTACTGCTGGTACTTTCGACCTTGATGTTGATTCAAATGGTCGTTGGTCTGTTGAGAAGTTCAAAGGTTTGATGTTCCAAATCGAGCGTGAAGCAAATGCGATTGGTCAGCAAACTCGTCGTGGTCGTGGTAACTTCATCATCACTTCTGCAGATGTTGCATCTGCATTAGCGATGGCTGGTGTTCTTGACTACACTCCTGCTCTACAAGGTAACAGCGCATTGAACATCGATGACACATCGACTACTTTCGCTGGTGTATTGAATGGTAAGTACAAAGTATATGTTGATCCATATACTTCTAATGTATCTGCTACTCAGTTCTTCGTTGTTGGCTACAAAGGCGCTTCTGCTTTTGACGCTGGCTTGTTCTACTGCCCATATGTTCCACTACAGTTGGTTCGTGCAGTTGATCCAGCAACTTTCCAACCAAAGATTGGCTTCAAGACTCGTTATGGTCTAGTTGCTAACCCATTCGTTTCATTGGATGGTACTGGTGGTTTGACTGCTAACGAGAACTACTACTATCGTCGTGTTAAGGTTACTAACTTGATGTAATCTTTTCTGTTCGGCTTGGTTATGATTAAGCCGACGATAAGAAGCGGTACTTTCAAGAGGGATCTTCGGATCCCTCTTTTTTATTTGGATAAATAATGTTATGGCTAATAATACTATCACTTGTCCTATCCCAGCAAACATAAATCCACTCTCTCCGAATGGGTTTATGTTCTCCATTTCTAAACTACCTAAAATGACATATTTTTGTCAACAGGTAAATCTTCCAGGTATTACTCTTGGATCTCCTGAATTTGGAAACCCATTTCAACTGCAACCAATTCCAGGTGAATCATTAACATATGATCAACTAACTGTGCAGTTTTTAGTTGATGAAACTATGGATAATTATTGTTCCATATACAACTGGTTAATAGCGTTAGGATTTCCACAGGGATATGAACAGTATTCATCTTTTATTGGAAGTGATGCTACTAATTATTCTGAATTAGCAAAAAACTTTTCTGATGCTACTTTGCAAATTCTTGGTGCGAATAATCAGTCTATTAAAACAGTTCATTTTATTGACTTGTTTCCAATCACATTAGATTCAGTTATCTTTTCTGGAACTAATACAGATGTGCAATATCTTGTAGGCAACGCTACATTCAGATACGGTTATTACAAATTCTTGTAAGACAAACTTGATTTTTTTGTAAGACTGCGGTATAATGGCAGTTATATAAATGTGAGGATATTATGAATATTGAACAATTGCAAGAACACTGGGATAAAGATTGTCAAATCGATGACAACTATCTCGGAGAAAATTCCACAGCAACACCCAAATTACACGCCAAATATCTTAAGATGTTGGTAACGGTAAAACTCAAACATACAAAGTATCAATCAGATTATAATCTTTTAAGAAAGAATAAATTTAGATACTATCGTGGTGAATTATCTCGTGATGAGTTAAACGATTTACAATGGCAACAGTGGCAGGGTATTAAACCTCTCAAGAATGAGATGGATGAATTTCTCACAGGTGATGAAGAACTAAATGCATTAAGAACTAAGATAGATTATCTCGAGACTATGATTTATTTTCTTGAGTC